AGTTGGTGGTTCTGTTGACTTAAGAGAACTTTCTCTTCTAATTAAAGACGGAAGAAAAGTAAGTTTACTTGATGTATACGACTCTATTATTATAGAAGAAAGTATCTTTTCATCTTTTATTTCTGGCGCAGTTAGAATACGAGACACAGGAGCAGGCTTTGAGAAGTTTGCTCTCAATGGTGGTGAAACAATACACATGATGGTTGTGAAGTCTGGAAATAAAGAAGTCATTATTTGGAGACAAGATTTAATTGTCACTAAAATTAGTGGTGGTGAAATGGATGTCGTGTCTGGTATCAAAGTGTACAGTCTACATTTTGCACCCAGAACTTATGTCAATTCTCTAAAGACTTGCTTGTTCAAGAGTTACAAGAATCAGTCAATATCAGATGCCGCACTTTCAATCTACAGAGAAATAAGTCCTAATGATCTATTCATCGAGGATTCTAGAGTTACATTAAAAAATCCATTTATTAGTGCTGGGTTCATGCCACATAAAGCACTAGATTATTTGGCTCAAAGAGCATGTACAAAAGATAAGTACTTTGTTTTCTTTGAACGCTTTGTTCCTAATTACGGAAATTTCTCTGATGCTTCACCATTTACGTCATCACACTATTTTGGTAGCATAGATAAACTTGTCAAAGAATCTGAAGACTTGAGAATTAAAACAATCGTATTTGCACCAAAACTTAATTCCATATCTGAAACTGCAACTATTCGTGCGAGTACATTTAAGACCAGAGACAATTTTAATCATATTCCTGCAATGCAACTAGGATTTTATAATAGTAAAGTGACTGCAATTAATCCTATTACAAAGCAAGTCTCTCATCAGAAAATTGCTTACACAGATAATAAAAAAGAAATAAATGATTTGTACTCTGGCAGAATGCTTGAGGATTCAAACATTTTTTCAATTTATGATGATTTGAAAAATCAAACTCCAGGAAGAAAATTAATACTTTCATCAATCAATGATAGTGTAGCGAAAGAAACTTGGCTGAAAAATCATATCTACGGTTATCTTGCAAAAAATTATTTCAAAATAAGTGTAGAGATTCAAGGTGGAACAAATAAGATTTCTGCTGGACATGTAGTTAAATTTTTTACTCCAAGCCAAGAAGATAAGATTTTAAATCCACAAAATCCTGCTCCTGCGGCAGATATTCTTCATTCTGGAAAATATATTGTGACAGATGTAACTCATGTTATATCAAACTCTAAGTATGTTAAAACATTAAATATGGCAAGGGCATCGATTCCTTTTGACATAAATCGAAATACAATTATCGATTCCGACATAGCAAATATCACAAAGGAAGTTTTTGGAGATAGACGAACATGAAATTAACACTCAAAGAATTTATACAGATGAAAGATTACGAGCAACTTGATGAAAAGTTGATTCTGTACAACAACGGCAAGAAATATGGACAAATTGTCTTTCTTGCTGGTGGTGCAGGATCAGGCAAAGGATTTGCACGAAAACAATTTATGGGTGCTGAATCTTTTAAAGTTCGGGACGTTGACGAATTAAAATCTCAATTTATGGAATTGAGTAGATTAGATAAATTCACAACAAAAGAACTTCTTGCAAAATATGGTAGAAAGTTACCAGACAAGTGGAAAAATGTGGCTCAAAAAATAATGATCGATCAAGGAATCAAGATCAGTAAATTTGATTTGAAAAATTCAGAGCATGTCGAATTACTTCATTTTCTGGTTAAAGCCACTGGTGCAAAAGAGAAAACTCTTGATTCAATGCTAAATGGAGCAAAGATAGGAAAGTTGCCTAACATTCTTTTTGACATCACATTTAAAGATTTAGACGAATTTAATCGTGTGGTGCCAGATTTGCTTAGAGTTGGATACGAGCCACGAAACATTCATTTAACTTGGGTTCTCACAGATTACAAAGTTGCAATTGAAAATAATAAGAACAGATCGAGAACTGTTGCTGATGACATTCTTCTTCAAACACATCAGGGTGCCGCACGAACTGTATATGCTCTAGTTAAAGATGGTACTCCACCAGAAATTAATGGTCGTGTAGATGTCATTCTAAATAATAAAGAAAATACAATTGCGTTCAAAAATCCAGACGGATCAACGATCAAACGGGTAGGTCGTTATGAAGGAGAAAAGCCTGAAATGATTGTGAAAGATTTTACATATCTCAATCTAAAAGTACCTGGTAAACCAGCAAAGAAAGAGATTGAAATTAAGAAACAACTTCTCACATGGATTCGTGACAATACACCAGAAGGATCACTAGACACTTCAGAATTGGATAAGATGTGACAAGCAAAAGAACAAAAATACTTAAGAGTTTACTCAAAGGTGGTCCACTTACACAAGAAGAGTGGGAAGAAGAAGTTTATGGTCCTGAAGAGATTGATGAGACCCTTAAAATGGTCGATGGTAAATGGGCTATCGTATCAAAGAAGACTGGTCGTCCTTTAGTTTATTATAAAGGTGAAGGCAAGCCATCAGATGAGTGGTTTGCAAAACAAGAAAGACGTATTCAGTATTTCAAACACAAGGGTGGATAATGCATAATTTTTTAGGACATGACGGTTTTGTCTGGTGGATAGGACAAGTGGTAAGTATTGACGACCCTTTGACTTTGGGTCGATGCCGTGTTCGCATCTTTGGCTATCACGGAGAAGAAAGAGACATTCCTGACGATGACTTGCCATGGGCAGTCTCAATTCATCCAGTCAATACACCAAATCTATACGGCACACCAAGAGTTGGTGATTTCGTTTTTGGTTTCTTTTTAGACGCACTTGCCGCACAAGAACCAGCAATGCTTGGTTACTTCCCATACTCACCAGAGACAGGAACTAAAAGTTTCTCTTCAGTAACAGAAAAAGACTCTGTTGTTCTTGATGTTAACGGAGCAAAGATAGCCATTGATTCAAACGGAAATGTAACAATTTCAGCAAAAGGAACTCTTACACTCAAAGATTCTACAAATACTTACACTTTGGGTGGTATCAAATCTGGTCTAGATGCTGGATTAGTCAATCCACCACCAGCAGAATAATTTTTTAAGGAGAATACTATGACAAATCATGAAAATCTACTCAATCTTTTCGACACATACGTTGCTGAGAACGATAAGTTCGAAAACAAAGGCGTAAAAGCCGCTGGGACAAGAGCAAGAAAAGCACTCGCTGAAATCGCAAAACTCACAAAAGAACGTAGAAAAGAGATTCAAGAGGCAAAAACAGAAGATAAATAAACCATGGCTATCACGTTCTACAAAGACCTATCTCTAGATTTTACACCTCATCCTGTGAGTGGAGATGTTCGTCCAATCACGGATGAAGTTGCAATCAAACGAGCATTAACAAATTTAATCTTGACTCCTAGAGGTTCAAAACCATTTCGTCCTGATTATGGTAGTGATGTAGACAAATTTCTCTTTCGAAATCCAGACAAATTTACAAAAAACGATTTGCTTAGAAGTTTGAAAGATACTATAGATCGCTACGAATCACGAATAAACCTAATTAATATTGACGCTGATTTTGATGATTATGGTATCAAATTGAACATAAAATACAGAATCAATAATATGATGTCACAATCTAATTTAGCACTTACTGTTAAAAGGACTGCGTAATGGCAGAGAATAGAAATTTAAAAGTTGATGAACTCAACTTTGATTTAATTAAGGCAAATTTTAGAAGTTTTCTTCAATCACAAGATCAGTTCAGAGATTATAACTTTGAAGGATCTGGTCTTACTGCACTTCTAGATATTCTTGCATATAATACATACTACAATTCTTTCTATTTAAATATGGCTTCTGCTGAAGCATTTTTGTCTACTGCCCAGAAAAGAAACTCAGTTGTAGCATTAGCAAAGTCTTTAAACTATACACCAAGATCAGTTTCTTCAGCAAGAATTACAGGAACTGCGACTCTCACAGTCACAGGTTCACCAACATCAGTTACAATTCCTCAGTATACAGAATTTAGTGGCACAATAGACGGAACAACATATAAGTTTTTAACAACTGAAGCGGCAGTCATATCTCCTGATTCTGGAGTTTATAGCGGAACAATTTCACTTGTTGAAGGAACAGTCATTACAAGACGCTATACTGTTTCTGCTTTAGATACAGATCAGAGATTTTTAATCCCAAATTTAAATGCAGATACCTCAACATTGAGTGTTACTGTTTTAAATTCGTCATCAGATAGTACAACAAGAACATTTACTAAGGTAAGTAATCTTGTTGAAGTTGATGCTACTGATCAGGTTTTCTTTCTAGAAGAAGTTGAAGACGGTCAATTTGAAGTTAAGTTTGGTGATGGTACTTTTGGTATAGCCCTTGATGCTGGAAACATTGTTGTTCT